CTTTCCTTGCATGAGGGTTGACGCTGCCATGTGACACATGAACAACGATTTACCAACACCTGTACCAGCAAGTGCAATGTTCAAAGTTTTCTGTGGAAGTCCACCCTTGGTAATCTTGTTAAAATAGTCCAAGTCGAACTCAATTTTCTTTTCTACTTTGTGATAGAACTCAAATCGTTCTTCACCGTTTTCTACATAGTCGTGTCCTACATTCTGATCGAATGCAACTGATAGTGCTTCAGATAAAATAGATGGTATCGCCTCAGCGGTTTGTTCTTTATCCTTCCCCTCAATAATCTGAATACCATTAAGGATAGCATTGTAGACTGCCTTATCCTTACAAAACTTTTCAGTCGTATCCACCAGCCACTGCATATCAACCTGTGCATTGGATAGTGTTTCGACAATTTGTTGAACCGACTTGAACTCATCTTCATTCAAATCTTTTCTGTTATCAAGTTCTATGGAGAGAGCTTCTTTTGTAGGTTGATTGCCATACTTCTCCATGAACAGATTAATTTCTTCAAATACAACTCTTTCGTGACGATTGGAAAAATACTCTGGTTTGATAAAAGGTAATACCTTCCGAGCATAGGGTTCATTATATACTAAATTACTAAGCGTAGTTCGTTCAATCGTCTGTGTTGACATACTGCATATTTCCTTCATCTAATTGATTTCTGATAAGATCGTCTAAGATATCACCAATGAGTTTGTACCAATCCTCACCAAACATCTTTTGAGGCATACCATTGGAGTCTAACACATTAAAGTCGAATTGTAAAGTAGCAGAATCATTTTTTTCATCTTCAATGATTTCTACCTTTCCATATTCGTAGACAACTCCTTGATACAGGCCTGCTTCCTTTGTAAGTCCAATACCAGACCACTTCTTGTCCTTGTTTTCTACGAATGTATACTTGTCACGAATATCAGACATAATGTAAATAACTTCCTATAATGTACTTGGGTTTTTTCACTGGTTTAGTTCCAGCGTGAAGATGTGTCCACATTGGGGGAAACATCAACATTCTACCTACTTCTGGTTTTACTGCAATATCCCACTGTGGAAAAGTGGTATGTCCAGCCTCGTTATCATCAAGGTATAAAAAGAATACCAAGAACCTACGAGCAGAATCGTAGTTCCCAACATCTACATGATCTGCAAACTCATCCACATCATTCGGTTCGTATTTTTTTAACCTGTGCATTTCAAACGAGTACTGTTGTGGAAACATCATATCAGTGATATTACAATCTTTCATGTATTTATCAATATACTCAATAAACTTATTTTGTAATGCAATAGCAAAAGGACGCCATTCGGCGTGATATTGCAATGTTACTTGTTTGAAAGATCGGTGTCCTTCCAGAACAACTTCTTCATGTTGTTCTGGATTTTCTTCAAACATTGCAATCAGTTGTTTTGCAAACTGATTGTCAATTACATTATCATACGTCTGAATGAACTTCTTCATCTTCTTCTACTTCTTCTACTCGTTGTCCATACTTGAACTCTTTGTTAGCAACTTCATCCAACTGAGCCATAACTTCTTCAGTGAAGAACTTTTCTGGTTGGTTGTTGATAGTCTTACCAAATGTCTTTGTACCATCAGGCAACTCAATACGAGTAGAAACAGATTTGAAGATACCATACTTCAGTGCAAGTTCAAGCAGTCCATAGTATCTGTCAAGTCCACGTTCATACATAAGTCTTACATCTACCATCTTGTTTTCGATAGTCAAACGTGACTTTGCATTCTTACAATGGATGATGTTACCGACAACCTCTGTACCGTCCTTTTCCTTCTTCTTTGAAAGATAGACAATAGATGAAGCGGCATACTTCAGTCCAGAACCACCACCCATTTCTTTTGTTGGGAACATAGAACCCACAACATCATAGGTATGATTTGTGACAACCATAGGAACTTTTGCTTTACCAAGTTTCAATGTCAATACACGAAACGCAGCCTTGAGAACTTGCGCTCTGGTCATGTCACGAGTTTCTTTACCTTCACTTGTATCATCTACCTCTTTTGTAGTAGACAACATACCAAGTGAATCAAGACACAACATCATAGGCACACGGCCATCTTCTGGTGTCTCCATATATTTATCCAAAACCTTAATTGCCTGTGTACGAAACTCTTGCACAGTTGTTACTGGTAGGATAACCATTCTCTGAGGGTCGATACCTCTGTCAATAACCATCTGTTTTGTGATTGCAGATTCAGACTCAAAATACAACACACCAGCATCTGGGTTTGCATCAAGGAATGACTTCACCATGCCCATCACAAAGAAGGTTTTACCAGTTGCAGATTCGCCTGCAACCGCTGTAATTTTGTTTGCTGGCAGTCCACCATAAATCGAACCACTCAACAACGCATTGAAAATGTATGAACCAGTGTCAATGAACGAATCAACGTCACCAGCCTCTACACCTTCACTCACCAAAGCAGCATATTCGTTGCCTGCTGTCTTTGCAATATCTTTTAGAAAATCCATACTTTAAATATCTCCTTCTTTTCTGTTTTCAGAACGAAACGCCTCAAAACCATCTGGGTATCGTGCTTCTAACTTTTCTATATTCATGTAAATGATTTCTTCTATACTAGTATCTAGTGCGATACAAGCTTGAGAAATATACCACATGATATCACCAAGTTCACGTTTGAGGTGATACTGTGCGTGTTCGTCCATAGGTTTGCCTTGGAATACACACTTCTTGATAACCTCTGTAAACTCACCACCTTCTGCACAAATACCAAGTGCGGCAGTAAGGATACGTTCTGGTGCAACGCCTTGTTCTTCTATAATATCTAGTGCGTCACTAAAGTCCTCTGGATTCTTTGACGCATCAGATGTAACCTCATCCACAAATCTTGTGTAATCGAGAAGTAGTGTTTCATCACTCATTTTACTAGGCCTCCTGTAGGTATAGCAATACCAGATGTTTGTGATGTCCATCCATCTGCTAGTTCTTTCATTGTTTCTATTGTGTACATGACAGATGTTTTAGGAAAGTCAAAGTTTCCATCTGGTTCTTTACCTGTCATAGAAATACCATTAACAAGTCCAACTCCTTGTTGGTTTGCCTGTACCATTCTTGGTTTGTAAATTGTGATGCTATTGAAATCATCGGCAATAAACTTGCCGATGATCTCTGCACCGTTACTCATTACGAGAGTTACGATTTTGTTTTTCATATTCATTCTTTCCTTAGTTTATTTAAGCTGCTTCTTCAAAGAATTCAGATAAATCAGATTCTTCATCACCTGTAGCATCAAAGGTATAGTCATTAGTTTTCTGATAGAATTTTCCAGTTCTTTCATTCAGAATAAATGGAACATCAATATCATGTACTGCACCAAGAGCAGGCACGGCACCATAAATTTTGATACGATCAAAAGATGTACCAACAACATCCGAAGCATGAATGACAGATGTTCTTATGTTTGTAAACTCTGACACAAACTTTTGAACTCTACTATTGAATGTATTATTCAAATCAAATCCTTTCAAAGTTGCAGTATGAACTATGATACGAACTTCTACATTTGGATTCTCAGCGGCAACTTTACAAGCTCTTGTAAAAGCCTTAGAGTAAAGTTCAAAGGAAGTCCATATGTATCTTACACTATCAGTATCTACAAACTTGTTTCTTTTTAGAAAAGAAGAAAGTCTGTATTTAGCTGTAGCCGCATCACTCCAAGAAATTACAACATCATGTGGATTAAAGTTGTTATAAATTTCGTAGATTAAGTTCAGTCGTGTTGCAGGCTGAAAGATGCCCTCACCACATACAAAATCTACTCGTTCTGTTATTGCATCAATAGTTGGAGCAACACCAGCTGAACCATCTGTATCAAGATAACGCTTAATAGCACGATTAACAGTTCTCTTTACGTCAGCGGTAGATAGAGGTGCTGCAGGGTCATGAATTGCATTGAATCTCAAACCACATGAATCAATTGCATCTTGAACTTGCTCATCAGTAAAACCAGCAGCTCTCTTATAAATTGCGGCAATTCTATTCTTAGTTTGAAATGGCGTTTCGCCAAGAATTTGTCCTCTGGTATCACCTGTAATAACAACCGTACCATCTATATTATCATTCCAACGAAACCATGAAATCGGTGGATATTTCAATTTGTATCCATTTCTTTCAATGTTCTGTTTGATTTCTAGATATTTAGCTCTATTAGTTCTTCCACCAGCACGATTTTTTTGTTCTCCAAGATTAATATTATCAACTGGAACTAATTCAAAACCGACAAATTCAATTGCATCTGGTAACTTATCGCCATAAAGTTCTGGATAGAACTTTTTCCAATGAGTCTCATAGATTTCAATTGTAGTAGCTAGATTTTCTTCAGTAAATTCGTTAGTTTTTAGAAGGTCAACGACAACCCCATTTTCAGATTTACTCATTTTTATCTCCTTGTGAGTAAGATATTGTGTGCAGACGCTAATCCACACTTCATTATTATATAGTACTCTAAAACTATATGTTTGTCAATAACTTTTTTCTGGTTTATCCATATATTTTTCAAAGTACATTTTTGAGTCTGGTTGGATTTTATGCATCAACTCCTGTGTTTTTCTGTGGGGTCGATTTCTCCAACCATACCAATTTGAATCCTTCCCATTATGATAAGGTGGGTTGTATTCAAATAAGTCATACTGCTTTGCAGTAATGTCTAGGATATTGTTTTCTCTATCTTGCAACCACCAATGGTGTCTTGCAGGGCCTTGGCAAGGCGCACTCATAATTCTAAGGTTTGCATCTTTAAAGAAATACCAAAGTGCTTGTGTGCTGTGATAACAATGTCCAAAATATTTGTTTTCTCTGTTCAATTCTCTATATTCAGGCGGGCAGAACTTTTCTTCTAGGTTGTTAATAATAAGTTCTTCTACCTTTTCAAATTCTTTTGAGTAATCATATTGTTCGTATTCTAGAACCCATGCAGCCCATTCTACATATGTTCCTGTTTCGTCTTTACAAAACTTACTGTGTTTCATAATCATCGAATAATCTCAATATCAGCGTTTTTGTTCCATGTCTCAAGTTCAGTTCTCAATCTACCATCAACCTTGAGTGATTCATATCTCTTGGATGCCTTTGACTTCCACCAATCTACCACACCATCAAAACTGTATCTGTCGTAGTTCTCTTTCTTGACAAGCGTATCTGTTTCTAAGTTCAAGTATTCTT